GGATATAACTGATCCAGCTACATTTATATTTACAGTAGTGCCAAAGCCACCCATTTTATCTAATGGAATAACCGCTTCCGCACCAGCTTCACCAATGATCGCATTTAAAGGTTGTGTAACAATTCCACCTTCTGCCATAAAGGTTGGTGCTTGAAATCTAGGATCACCCAATGCACGCATAGCTGAAATTCTTGTTTGTTCATCAACAACAGGTTTACTTGCAAGTGCATCAATAGCGGCCATTGATGCTTCTTCTCCGCGTCTAACCCTAGAAGGATCAAAAGTACCAAGAGAAATTTGTGATGTTGTAGTTTTTATTTGATCTAACAAGGCTAACATTTTGCGCAATTCATCATTGGCAGCAAAAAGTTTTTGTAGATAAATCAACACTTCGGTATTTGTCATACCCCATTTACTAGCCAACATTTCAATTTCGGCAGTAGTTATTTGACCATCTTCAATAACCTTTAATATGTCAGCATATCTAGCCGCTTCATCTACTGCGGCCTTTGTGCCATCTGCTAACTTCTGTAATATCTTTACACGCAATTCATCTTCAGCATTTAATTTACGACTCAATGCGGCTTGTAGATTGATGCGATCAAGATCAAACATAGCGGCCAATTCAGCCTTCTTTTTATCTAATGCTGATTGTGCAACTTTTTCTTTAGTGACTTGTTTTTCTCTAGCTAAAATACCGGCTTGAATTCTTGCTAATAAAGTATCTGTAGTAACGGCTTTTTTGCCGTATTTATTTTGCAATTCCAATGCATCAATTGTTTGTTGAGATAAACCTAAATAACCTTTGGCGGCTAGATATTGTTTTTGGCGTACCTTAAAACCTTCTCTACCTAAATCTTCAAATGTTGTATTTAATGCAGATAAAAATCCCTTTTGGCTGACAGTTGCACCAAAACCAATAAGTACATCACCAACACCGCCGGCGACACTTTCCAAAACTTGACCAAATGTTCTTAAATTATCTGTGCCAGTAACTATGTAAGAAGAAGCAATCAAGAAGCCATTGCCTAGTGTTTCAGTAGCTTCCCCAGCACTAATCCTAAATGACTTTAATTGACCTTCAAAGGTTTGCGTTTGTGCTTCGGCTGCGCCTGCATATTTATCTAAATTTTGTATAAGTTTAACAAAGCCCATAGATTTGGCTTCGGCGGCTGTAAAGCCAATGCCCAATCTTGATATAGCTGTGTAATTACCTAATGCTGCTTTATTGATAGCATTTAACACACCATCTAAATCCGCACCTGTTCCGGCAGATATGTCTAATGCTTTACCTAATAAAAGTTGTGCGGCATCTAAATCACCAGTTTGTGCTACAAGTTTGCGCAAAGCCGGCACTAAACTATCTTCGGTCACATTGGTAGCGCGTTGCAGATCTTCTATAAATATCTTTAAGTCAGGTAATAAACCTTCTTTGCCTACACTCTTTAAGGTAAGTTGTAATTGCTTATCTAATCTTTCTTGCGCCAAAGCCGCCTGTATAGAATTTTTAGTTAATAGAGTTAAGCCTGCGGCGGCGGCTATTGCACCAGTTTTGGCAAATTGCCTTAATCTGATTGCGCCAGTGGCAACAAACTTATCAAAACCTTTAAGCTCTTTAGTGGCACGCTCTAGGCCTTTTTTATCAAACTTAGTTAAGAAGTTAATCGCTACATACTGACTTAACGCCATTATTAACCCCTAAATTCTTTGCCTAGATATTTTTTCAATACTGTATAAAGGTTATCATTTACTTGCTCACCTAATTGATAACCTGCTCTATAGACTAACCTTTTTTCTCTATGTGCGGCTGATGCGCTTGTTGATTGCAATTTGTTAATAAATGATTCACTAGCATCAGGGTTACGACTTACGCGCCTAGTTTTGCCTTTAGATCTAGTAGTGCCAAAACCTGCTAATTCATAAATGATACCTGGCACTGATTTATTTACAACAGCTATAGCCGTTACTGAGAATGTTGCAAGTCTTTGCCTTTGTACTTTTACTTTAGCCTGGCTAACTCTTATGCCTTTAATAACTTCACTTTGTGACCAACGCCAACGGCTACTGCCTTCATAAGATCTTCCCCTGTGTTCGGTATCGTTAGCCCAGCCCCAGGCAGGTGGGTAAGTTGGATTTACATCACGCCATCCTGGAAACGGCTTATGTGGCACAAAACTTTGTGCTAATTTTGCAACAGGTCTTACTTCTTTGACTAAAGCGCGTTTAAATTCTTTTTGCAACTTAGGATCTGTTTCTTTCATTTTTTTCATAACTTCATCTAAGTTTTCTACATAGACAGCCTTTAAAGATCGCTTAGATCTTGTTCTACCAAAGCTTACATCTAGCATTATTTACGCCTAACTGTTGCCTTCTTGTTTTGATAATACTTTTCTTGCAAGATGGCTTTTATAGCTGAATAAATCGCCGGATCAACTTCTAATAAATCTTTAGGGCTGATACCTGTAGCCACCGACACGGTTGCGACTTCATAAATAGTTCCGTGCCGGTCTATCCATTTTTTGAGTCATAGATCAAATCAACATCTGAGTATTGATTGATGTAATCATCACCAAAGGCTAGATCGGTTTTGCCAGCATCTTTTTCTAAACGCCAAGCAAACCACCACAAATCAGATTCCATTTGTAGTTCACCTAATCTCTTACGCCAGCCAGTTTTAAATTCGGCTTCAAACGCCACCTTTGCGGATGGCGTAAGATCATAAGCTACTTTCTTACCATCTTTTTTAACAATCTCAATCTTGTGCATTGTCCACCTTTTCTATTATTACGCGCTTGTTGATTTTGTTAAGGCTGTTACCGGAAGGGACACGCTAACACTGGCTACAGCATCGACAGCACCATTCACAGGTGTCCAGGATGAGATCAAGCAGGACATTGTGTAACTAGGATTGGTAGAAGTTACTGTTCCTGATACTGGTATCAACTTGATGTTTAATTTTGTGCCTAGCGCATCTTCAAATAAAGGGTTCACTGATGCTGATGCAAAATCATTGTAAAGTTCTAAATTAAGCGTTGGCCGCTCAATTCCACCTATCATATTTTGTACAGTATCGTTCATTGCAGTGATCTCTACTTGATCAATTTCACGGTTTAGACTTACGGTGCTGACATGATCAGTAATGGTTGTTGTACCTACTATCACGGCAACTTTGTTACCCATAAATATGGCCATAGTTTTCCTTTCTTACTAACCTATCAACTCTACTGAATATTGATAACTTAGGTAGTCAATATTAGCGGAAGTTATTGTTCCTGGGGATGCAGACACAACCCTAAGAGTTTGTACAGCACCGCCTAGTGTTTTATCAGCTTCAACGGCGGTCTTTATTGAAGTTGAACCGGATGAAGCAAGTAGCCCATCCAATCTTTCTTGTCCATTTCTTTCACTCATTCTGCCTACTACAACAATCAATTGACAGGTAGCAGAATCAAATCCTCTATTTAATGTATAATCATAATTCATAGTTAATTGACCAACTATTGCAAAGGCGTTATTAGTTGGTATGTTTGCAGAATCAGGCACATAATCAAATACCCGCAAACCAGTTATTGTTTGTAATGCGGTCTTTAAATTATCTCTGACAGTGCTAGGTGTCATGCAATAACTTCTTTTTTGTAAGCTCTAATCATTGCGGTTACATCTCTGCCAATTGGCGACATTCTGACAACCCCTAGATCACCTAATCCTAAAATACCGCCAGGTGCATCTTTACGCTTATATAAATCGGCCGTTAATATTAGGCAGGCCATATTTATATCATCCGGTACTGACGGCCAGCCCCATCTTGCAGTTACGCGTACGCCTGGGCGTAGGCCATTTTGTGTAAGGCCAGGGAATATAGGCCACATTTCAGTATTGCTTACCATTGTTAATTGAGTAAAGGGTCTGCCCAAAGATGATGCAGTTAATGGATCTAAAATAAAATCTGTGTTTAAAGTTAAACTCTTTGTATAAGTACCATTTCCATTCTCATCTACAGCTACTGCCAAAGATGCGGTTGTACCAATATCATCTACAAAAACAAAAATATCTGAGTATGCACGGTATAGGCGTGCGGAAGCTGTTGAGTCTAAATAAAATCTTCTATTAGCAATACGATCTATAGATCTTGATGCTGATTCAATTAAATCTTCTAATAGGTCATTATCAGTATTATCTGATATAGACATATAATTTTTAATTTGTGTAAGTGTTGCATACCCATTGACTATAGCCATGATTGGTATCCAAATCCTGAATTATCTGTGGACATTAGAAACTCCATTCTTCAAATACCAATCATAGTTTGTATCTAGGCGGCGGAAGGGTAGCCGCCTAGACATATTCGCACATTAGAAGCTTGGTGTAGCCAAACCTGTTCCGTTAATTTGTGCAATAGCACCTGGATAACGCTCACCTGTAAAGGCTGACATTCCAAATAGAACAATGTTTAACGCAACCTTGCCGGTTGGCTCTTCAAATGTTACATAGGTTGGGGCTGCGGCCTCTTCCCATAGATGACATTCATTTAGATCCACAACAAAGATTGTGTCTTGGTTTGTACCTGCACCCTTATTGGTTGCAATGTTGGCATCAACAATAATTGGAAGTCCAAGAATTGAATAACCTGAATTGCCATAAGAAGGTGTGCCATTTCCAACACCAATTGCGTTCATTGGGCTTTGGGCTTGTGGTACGACCAGTGGACGGTTAGATGAATCCACACCAGCTAATAGCATACCTAGACGGCGTGGGTGCATAACGATTGCATTTGGATTAGCAAAAACAGTTGATTGAATCTGTTGAATTGCATCTGCAATCTTTGGATATAGTCCTGCAACTGTTCCAGTTGTAGCTGTATAAGTTACTAGGATTCCGGTTGTCATGCTTGCAAGTCCTAATGGTTGGCCATTTGAGCCAGTTCCATTTAGAAGTGAGTTATCCAACTTAGTGTGGTAATCACGGATCAAATCACCTAACACAATATTTTCAATGTTGTATCCGCGTAGTAATGCTTGCTTAGATACTGATTGCTGACCAGCAATGGTATTTACATTGACGGTAAGTGTTGTGTCTGCAATATCTTGTGATACTGCGGCAGTGTTTTGTGATGTTTGATATGCAGTGATTGTTCCGGTGTTGATCTTAGAGATAACAACAGACATACCTTGTGTTGGTAGTTGGTGCTTGCGTGCGGCATCCGCAAACGGACGGCCGGCGCGTGCCAATGGTGCATATAAATCAACTAGGTATTGTGGCACTACTAAGCCTGCAAAGTTGGAAGTTCCAACTGCACGCTTTTCAATTGCCATTTCCTGTTGATGTCTTGCAATGCGTTGTGCTGCATCTGCATCAGTTTTAAAATTTGCTTTTAAAGCATCAGTTAAGAAGTCATTTCCTGATCTCTCAGAATATGTTAGTTCTTCGCGTGTAACAGCAAAGCCACCTGCACGAACTTCCTTCTTTGGTTCAACATTCGCATCAACTTTAGCTGCTAGATCAGCGGCTTTTTGATTGCGGATTTCAATATCGGACATCTGCTCAATTCTTTCGTCCAACTTCTTAATCTCTAGGTTAAGGGCTTCTACATTAGCCAACTCAACTTCGGATAGATCGCGTGCTTCTTCTGCGGCACGGTCTAAAGTTGCCTGAATTAGAGATGTCTTTGATTCGCGCTTCTCACGGAGAGAAGCAAGAAAAGTATTAGACATTTTTCTCCTAATTGTTAGTTGTTAGTGTGAAGGTGTAACGCGCCTATAAATAGGGGTTAGGTGTTCTACGACTTAAATAGATTATATCTCTTTTTTTAAATTTTCCAGTATTTGTAATGCTGTGTTAAATCTACTTTTTTCATCAATAGGTTCAGCTATATCAGATCTATTTTCGCCGTACTCTGAAATGTTAATTGCGGTCAATTGATCTTCGGCTTGCGCCTGGGTTTTATGACAGCCTATAAGTTCGTTTGTGTCTGACTTTACTACCGCAAAGCCTTCACAATCCGGGTGGTTATTTATTACGCTGTATGGCATCTAATATCTTCTTTGCTTCATCAAGTCTAGGTGTAACCATAGGCGCACCTTCGCGTGTGCCGGAAATGCTGGCCAATTCGCCATAAGCACCAAAGGTAACTAAAGACACTTCGGCTAAATGAGCTTTAATTCTCTCCATAACACCATCAGGTCTTTTACGATTTTTGATAGGCATAAATCCAACACTTAACTGATCTAATGCGCCATCTTTGACTAATTCTAAGGCTTCATCACCTTCGCGTGTTTTACTGATTTTAAATTCTGCATACAGGCCTTCATCAGTTTCCCTAAGCAATGTAGCACGACCCAATACATTGTTTTCACCGTGACCCCTAAGA